TAATGTGTTTTTGAAAACAGAATGGGCAGGATTTCGCGGCTGTTTAAAGACTATGAACAGCAAAGACGTGGAAATCAAATTTGGCCCACAAGTTAGCCTTAGGGAAATGGCCAACAAGCGTAGCAAGAGACGCAGTATTACATTAGTTCGCCGCTTGGGCTAGATTCATATTAACTACAACAAGGTGTGCGTAGGCTACCGCATGACTGCGTTTGAAGTAATAGCTTTCATCTTCGGGTTTTTCCCAAACCGTCTCGGCCACTTCCTTCCAAGTTTTACCAATTAAGTGCCGTTTAGCAGGCCGAATAATTGCTAAAAACATTGCCATGCGTGGGATGCTGTTAACTGCTTCTGGCATTTTAATTAGAGTGTCATAATGACTACCAATATGAATCATTTTACTACAAAACTCTTGCTCATACAGCCTATCCCATTCTGGCTCTTTGGCCATTAGTTCTTGTAAATGCTGCTCACTCTTTATCTGCGTATATAAAGAAACATTCAAGAAGTCTAATTTTGCATAGCCTCGATCCTCTGCTACCTTATGATCGATTGTTGCAACACCTGTAAACGGATCATATGGTATCTGTGTGGGATAGACTCCTGTATTGTGCTTAACTATCTTGCCGTCACGCATAATGCCTGCACTTACGTGTGGTAACAAGTCTAGTGCCCGATCTCTGTTGCCAAAGTCAATGTCAATATCACTCTTAAACTTCATAGTCCTGCCTGTTTTAACACGTCTTTAACCCATTGAGTATCCTCAGGGTAATCCTTAAACTTACGCTGCCAATATTCGGGATCAATATAATCCCAAATCATCGCCGTTTGGTCCTCAGTGAGTTGACTAAGAAAGTCAATCCCGCTGGAACTATTGTATATAACCCAAGGACTAATCCTACCAGTAGTAATATGATGACAGATACGGTTACCGTTGCCGTATCGAAAATAGTCCGTAAAGCCGTTTTTAAGTTCTGGATGATCGTCTGCATAGCTCTGCATTTCTTTTAGTGCTCGTTCCAGTGCATCTTGCACTGCTTCTTTTTGTAAGTACGGATGCAACCATTCAACGTACAAACTGTCCTTGCACCAATAATCTAATTTCTTGTTGTTCTTTAACAGCCACTCAGTGAAGTTGGCAAAGTTAAGGCAGCGAATACTAACGCAGTATCTACCAAACTTAACAAACGCTTGGTAGTAAGGACTTGCTGCAAAGTCCTCGTATGACTTGGTCTTAGATGACCCTTGTGTCATTTGATAAAACGTTAAGTAAGAACGTAGGCCAAACTGCACGCCTGTTTCGTGCTGTTGTTGGTGTCTACGCTTCTGCTCGCAAAGGTGTGCAGTTAATGTACTCTCCTTTGCATAGCTCTTACCGCAAAATTGACACTTATAGTTCGGCTTTGATTCTTTTGTCATCCCAGCCGTGCTGTCTAGCCAATTGCTTAAGATCGTCTTTACTATTAAGTCTTCCGAGGAGTTCAATTTCGTCGTCTTTATAATGTGGGAAAAGAGATCGTAAAAACTTTTCCGCTTTGCTGTTATTTGATTTCTTTTTGGCAGCGAGCCAGTTGTGGCGTTGTTTGCCCATACCTGGGCTAACAGTAGTTGCCATGAGCCACTGCAACTTCTTATGCTCGCTTGTGCTGATGTCAAAGAAGTGTTTGTTTAAACGCTCGTTGGTACTCATTAAGTAGTAGGCCTGCAAGTCTGCTGAACCTTCTACTGTTGCACCCCAACGAATCATTAGATAAGGACTAAACTTCTTTTGTTCGTGCTCTTCTAGATCGTCGAAGAAGTCACGCTTCTTTAAATCAAACTGTGCTAGTTCGTAACCAATTGCTAATTTATCTGTCATATTCTTCTAATAGTTTGTAGAATATTATAACACGTTCCAGCTCTGCTGCCAAGCCGGGATGGGTTTTTGCTTTGCGTCGAATTTCACCCCAAAGTTTATCTTCAAGGATCTGGTCTAATTTGCTCCGTGCGCCAATTAAAATCCGATCCGGTAATCCTGCTTCGCGGGCATAGATGGTTTCACCGCCATCGGGACTTTCGTAAATGTAAGTAGCACCAGGTTTAAGTTGCCCCATATGTATATCCATATTGAGCATGTGCCCAACGTAAGAAACGCTCTAGGCCTTCCCGATCGTCTGGGTAGCTTTCTAAATAGATTCTTGCGAGTCTATTAATAGTTTCAAAAATTTGAGGTTCTGTATAGTTTCCCATATTATCCTTACCAACACTTAGAATAATCAACAACTTCACTTTGACGCGAGATGTCTTTTACAAAATACGCACATAAGGGTTCCGATGTTCCTGACTCTAACGGCACTGCAAGCATCTGTCCGGGTTTTAGCTTTGGAAAGTACCATTTAACATCTTGGTATATGTCCACAATTTCGACAGGCTTAAACTCGGGTTTAAAGCTGCTTAAGGGGTTGAAACAGTAAACGCTAAATCCTCTGTCATTGATACTTGTTAAAGGTACAACTTCAAGGTCACCTAAGTCTGGTTCGCCAATTAGTAATTGCCAATCAACTGGCATTTTAATAACATTGTTACCAATGCGTAATACTAGTGCAGGTGCGTTAAATGATTCTAAGAAGATCAACGGAATGTAAAAGTAATCTGGGTTTTTTGGGTCACTGTTGTCTAATACAGCAAAGCGTAAATCTTCAACTTCGTCTGGGATTTCATTTAGCTCATAGGCTGTGTTGTCTAACGTTAAAATTCTCATAGTTCTAGTTCTTTGTTAAAATAGGAACGGTATACGTCCTTGGTACTTTGCAGCCAAATATTATGTAAGTTGGTTATATATTCGGCAGGCACATCTAATTCTAAACGCTTAACAATATCTAATAGTATGTTGTGACCTGTGCTGCCATACAATTTATCAGCACAATATTCTAGCACTGGTTTAGAATTAAGTTTTAGATGTTCTTTAAACGCCATCAATCGTTGAGACATTGTAGTATTAATTATCTCTGCTCTTTGGCGCCGTTGCAGTAAATCCCCATTACTACCAAGTTGATTAATAGTCGGGTTTTTACTGTTGTATATTTCTGTTATTAATTTTAAGTTTCTGGTTAACAAGAATATATGATGACAGTCCTGCACTTGCCAGGTACTAAGCTGCTCAGGTCTACCTTCATTTTCAATTTTGTAACGGTCATAACATTTTAATTTCGAGTTTTCTTTTAACTTGGCAATTTCCGATTCTGTGCCATGTATGTCATACGCAATCAAATAGTCGGGATTCCAATATGCAATAGTACCGTTGACATAGTACTGACCGTGCATAGCTGCACGAATACTCCACTCACGTTTTAACCATAAGTCGGGGCTCATTGGTCTACTGTAATATCCTAGAAGCCAGTCATATCGGGATCGTACCGTGGGGTATACTCCTCTAAACTCCTGGTCGTCGTAAAACTCAAACCTTGTGTCTAGAGAAATAATATTGCGTACTAGATTGCCGCCAGCACCCCACGGAAAGTAAACAATGACTGAGTTTACACCCATTCAACTTTCTCCACAGTAAACGGATAGTTGGCTTCTTTGTAAAAGACTTTACGCTTAGTAAGATGTCGTTTGGCAAACTTGCAAGTAGAAGTTACATCCCAGATCTCAACGTGGTCTTTGTCTTCTGCTTTTCTAATACCTCGCCCGATACTTTGTATAACTCTAGTAAAGCTCTTCCCAGACTCTACCATAACCAGATTAAAAATACGAGGGATATTAATACCAACAGCGGCTACACCGTAAGTTGCCACAATAATCTTGTCATCACTATTTGCAACTTCGTCGTACTCGCTCTTTCTATCTTTAGCTTTAGTTGCACCAGATACAAATACAGCCTTGTCTCCTAGATACTCGACTAGCATCTTACCAGTTTCAATTCTATCAACGAGAACAAGTGTGTTACCGGTTCCATTAACCTTAGTGACTAGCTTGCTTATGTACTCGATACGTGAATCAGTGGTAGTTAAGTATTTTAACTCGCTTTGGTAATCTTTGTATTCTACGTGGTCAATTAGTTGAACAATGTTAACGTGACATTGTGCAAGGTGGCCAGCATCTTGTAATTCACTTGCAGCAAGTTTACCAACAACAGGACCAAGACTACAGAAGATGCTGATTTGAGCAAACTCTTCTTTAGGTACTGTACCAGTTAAACCCCAACGAATTGGCACTTTAGCAAATACGCTAGTAAGCAAAGTCTTTAGGGCATCCGCTTTAGCCATGTGAACTTCGTCGACCATTACTAAAGCAACGTCTTCAATGAAATCTTGGATGGTACACTCAGCTTCGCCGCTTTGGGTTAGTTTGAGCAAGTTGTTTAAACTTTGCCAGGTACAAATAGTATGAGTCCTGCCCCACTCTTTTCTGTCGCCAAAGTACACTCCCACATCTAATCCTAGGTTAATGTAGTCTGCTTCGGTTTGTGTAACAAGACTCTTGTTAGGTACAATAACAATGCTACGACCATACTTTTCTGCACACAATGAAAGTGCAGCAGTCATAATAGTCTTACCGGCACCTGTAGCAATTTCTTGAATGCTCTGAGGATTCTGCAGAAAGTTGTTTATGATCTCAACTTGATAGTCGCGGAACATAACAGGTTGTCCTGCGGCAGGATGCCCCTCTGGCCACATATGGGCAGCAAACGTATCTTCTCGAAATTCGTCAAACTCTATCTTAGTGCTGTAATCACGAAGGTCTTCGATTTCAATATCGTACCCTTCGCTGTCTAGAATAGGAATAACGTCTGGTAATAAATTAATGTATGTACTGCCACCTAATTGGAAGAAGGCTTGTTTTCCATCCCATCTTCCTAAACGCACTGCCGGTAAGTAACGTGCGCCCGGTATTTCAAACTTAAATCTATCTACTAACTTTTTACGAGTGCCTAGTTCTAGGCCTTCTACTTTAACGTTTACTTCGTCTTTAATAATTAATTTAGCCTGCAAGCTTCACTACCTTCCTGGTCTTATTGGCCGGACCACCAGCTGCGTTATATACATCGGCAGAAACGTATACGATTTTTTCTGCACGTTGCACCATAATTTGTTTATCTCCACCAAAGATCATTCCTGCACTAGAAATTAACATAGGAATACGATCTAGCTTACGCAATGGCTTATGGGTATGAATAAATTTAATACCCTCAGCTGGTACGTAATTCTTATTATTGCCAATAGCTTCAATAGTCTCTGCAGGATATAGATCGTGCAGTTTTCGCAACAGCTTTTCGCTCAAATCAGGTTCATAAACTACAACAGGTAGTCGGTTTGTATTTACTGCATATTCTAGCACACTCGCTAGGTCATCATCAACTCTTACGGTTGTTGGATCCACACGAATTTCACGATTGCTAGACAGAGTTAGGGCACGAACTCCCCATTGCTTGACTGTAACATCACGCAGTGCTTCTTCGACTGTGTATCCCATAACACTGCTAGCATCAATTAGACGTAGAAGGTTATCGTGTCCAAAGCCGCCAAGGTGTGTTTCAATATACTC